ATCTTCTTCACCCACTCCATCAGAAACAGTCGTTAAGGAATATCCAAACAACCATTCTTCAGCATACTATATTATTAGTGTTGAAGATACAACTAATAATCGTTATGAAATGTCTGAAGTTGTACTTGTTGATAATGGTTCGGAAGCATACGTTACCGAGTTTGGTACTTTAAGTACTAATGGTTCCATTGGTCAAGTTGGCGCTGCAATGACAACAAATGGAACACAACTAACATATACACCAAATGCCGATATTGATGTTGAAATTAGAGTATTTGAAGGTGCTTTGGGTCTGGTCAAGGGCACTGTTCCACAAGATGAAATTGATATTAACAATGCAAAAATAAGAACTGGAAATGGTAGTTATGAAGGAACTTCTAAGGATGTTAGAAAGAGTTTTGAACTTACTCATAATCAAGACCCAATTTTCTTTAGATATTTTGAAGGAAACTCTGCAGTTGGAGTTAATACTAATAACGATAGTATCTTTATTCCCAATCATTTCTTTGTTACTGGTGAAGAAGTAACATATTCTAGTTCTAGTTCAGATACTACTCAAGCAATTGGAATTGGATCCACTACAATTCCTGGCATTGGTGTTACTGATAAACTTCCATCTACAGTTTTTGTTTATAAAGTCAATGAGAGTAATATTAGACTTGCGGCAACTGCAGCTGATGCTTTAAGACAAGTTCCAAATACTTTCAATTTAACTCATGTTGGTATTGGAACATCACATAGTTTTACTGCTAAGAATCAAAACTCTAAAGTTATGTTGACAATTGATAACTATATTCAGTCTCCAATTGTTGCAACTTCTATAACATCTTCTTTAAGTAAGAATGTATCAAATGCAGATAATAGACTTGAACTTACAGGAATAACATCATTCTTTAGTGGAAATTTAATTAAAATTAATGAAGAGATAATGAAGATTAGTGTTATTGGTTTTGGAACCACAAATGCTATTCTTGTTGAAAGACCTTGGATGGGAACTGGGGTATCAACTCATTCGTCTGGCGACACTGTTACTATTGTTCAAGGAAACTATAATATTATAGACAACACTGTTCATTTCGTTGAACCCCCTTATGGAAAAAATCCAATTAGTTCCGATTCTAACCCACCATCGGAAAGAGACTGGATTGGAGTTACTACATCTTCCAAATTCCAAGGCAGAACTTTCTTGAGAAGTGGAGTTATAAATTCATCCAATGAGGCTTATGCTAATAACTATATTTTTGATGATATTTCAAGTGAGTTTAATGGAGTACAAAAAGACTTTAAACTTACATCAGAAAAACAAAATGTTTCAGGATTCTCAACTTATCATGGCATTGTCTTGATAAACGGAATTTTCCAAGGACCACCTCCACAAGATGGACGACTTGGAGATTATAGTTTCAGTGAAAATGTTGGAATATCTACTATTTCTTTCACGGGAACTGCAACATCAGTTGGATATGATGTTAATAATGCAAATGTTCCTGTTGGGGGAGTTATTGTTTCTGTTGGTTCTACTCAAGGTTTTGGTTTCCAACCACTTGTTGCAGCTGGTGGAACTGCAACAGTTTCTCCCACAGGAAGAATCATCTCTGTAAGCATTGGAAATAGTGGTTCTGGATATAGAAGTGGAATACAAACAGTGAATGTTGGAGTTATGACAGAAAGTACAGGAACTCCAAATATTGATTTAATTGGAACTGCAAATATAACTGATGGACATGTTACTGATGTTAATATCACTAATCCTGGTTCTGGATATACCACATCAAATCCACCCGTAGTTATATTTGATACACCACTTTCTTATACTAATATTCCATTAGTATACAGTTCTTCTTCTATACAAGGCGATGGAAGTAGTGCAACTGTTGATATTGTTGTTGGACAAGGTTCTAGTGTAATTGACTTTACATTTAAAAACACGGGATATTCTTATGGCGTTGGTGAAATTTTAACAGTCAATGTCGGTGGAAACACTGGTATACCATTAGATACAACAAAAACATATTCAGAATTCCAACTGACTGTTGATGAAATATATAAAGATAATTTCTCTGGTTGGGTTGTAGGTCAGTTTGAGCATTTAGATGATATTAGTGGATTATTTGATGGTGCAAGAAAGACATTCCCACTTGCTATTTCAGATAATCCAGTAAGTATTAGAGCAGCGAAAGGTTCTCTCATTGACGTGAAATCATTGCTACTTGTATTTGTTAATGATGTTTTACAAGTTCCTGGAGAGTCTTACAGTTTTGAAGGTGGTAGTGTTCTTACATTTACTGAAGCACCAGATGCTGAAGATAGTGTAAAAGTTCTATTCTATAAAGGATCTGGCGATGATGTTGATGTGGTATTCAGAGATGTTTTGGAAACTGTTAAAGTTGGCGACACGTTGAAACTTAATAATGATCCAAAACTTGGACAAAGTGTTGGTTTAAGACAAGATGCTAGAGTCGTGACCGGAATCAATACTACAGATTCTGTTCAGACAAACCTTTATGGTGGTCCTGGTATTACTACTAATGATACTTTATTGAGACCAGTTGAATGGTGCAGACAAACTTCAGATAGAATTATTGATGGCAAAATTGTCGGAAAATCTAGAGTCAAATATGAACCTCTGATAAATCCATCTTGTTACGCTATTAGTTCTGTTGGAGTTGGAACAACAACCATATATGTTGATAATATCAAACCATTCTTTGATGCACAAAATGAAAGTACTGTAAGATCTTTCCAAAATAAGATAACACTTACTTCTCAGGACTCTATTGTTCCTGCACTAGCAACTGCTACTGTTTCTTCTGCAGGAACTATATCAGCAATTACCATTTCTGACGGTGGTTTTGGATATACCTCAGCACCTCTGGTTGTTATACAATCTCCGGTAGGACTTGGAACAACTACTAGAGCCAGTGCAACAGCAAATATTTCTTCTGGTGTAGTTAACTCTATTACTATAACAGATGGAGGTTCTGGTTACGGTACAACTGATACTCCAGCAGTTCTGATTGAAGCACCAAAAGTCATTACCGAAGATACTAATGTTGATCTATATGAAGGAGATTCTGGTATTATTGTTGGTTATGCAGTAACCAACTCCATCTTATCACTCGATTTACACATTCCATACGATTCTTACTTAAAGGATGAAACTGTTGTTGGAACCGCCAAAACACTCAGTTCTCTTGATGTTGGAGATTACTTTATTGTTTATAACTCAAACATTGAAAATGCATCTACGGAAGTAAGAGCTGTAGATGCTGATTCACAAGTTGTAGGAGTCGGAACACAATTTGTCGATAGTGTTTACTATGTACATTCTGCAGAAGATGTACAAGTCAATGTTGTTGGATTGGGAGTAACCACGGTTAGAAGAGTTGGTGCAAGAGTTGGAGTTTCTACTGTGGACTATAGTTCATCCTCAATCACTTCTGATGATAGTTTGTTATATGAATACAGTAATGTATCATTTGTTTCATCAATCCCAGATACTGCTGGTTTTTCAACTTCACTTTTCTTTGGTAACTTTAGTTGGGGTAAGATTAACATTACTGGTCCCACTAATTCGTATAATATTTACAACCTCAATGGAATTGGTGGCATATCAACTTCAGTAGTTGTAAACCGAACAAATCCTCTTAAATATGCTAACTACACTGATTAGTAATAAATAAAAGAAAACTCATTCTACAATGGCAAGAGTAGCGATAAATACCGGCTCAGCTGCAAATGATGGAACAGGTGATAGTCTTCGTGGTGCCGGTGGTAAAATAAATTCAAACTTTGTTGATTTATACAATTTTCTGGGTGATGGTACGAATCTAACCCCTGGTTGGGATATAGTAAGTACTGGTATCGTTACTACTGCAAATGTGGGTATTGGAACTACAATTCCTAGATTTGATTTAGAAGTTGGGGCAATTGGATCTTCTAGCACTTCTTTATATGTTCATGGAGAAGCTAATGCTACTAGTTTTTCTGGTTCTGCCTCTGGATTAACAAGTATTCCTTCAAGTCAATTGACTGGAGCACTTCCAGCTCTTGATGGTTCTGCATTGACCAACGTTGTTGGTAGTGGATCTGGTGTTGTTATTCAAGAAGAGGGATCGGCTGTAGGAACTGCAGGAACTATTGACTTTGTGGGTTCTGCAGTAACTGCAACATTTAGTGGTGGTATTGCTACTGTTAGTATTAGTGGTGGGGGAATTCAGGGTGTTGTTGTTCAAGAAGAGGGGTCAACTGTAGGAACTGCAGGAACTATTGACTTTGTGGGTACTGGAGTAACTGCGACGTTTAGTGGTGGTATTGCTACAGTTAGTATTAGTGGTGGTGGAGGTGGAGGTGCCTCTTCTATTAATGACTTATCTGATGCTCATGCCGATAACAGTAGTAATCTTTCTTTAGGTACACAAGCTCTCCAACAGTTTGGTACTGGCAGCTTTACAGGACTGAGCAATGTCGCAGTTGGTAATGCTGCTTTGTATTCCAATACATCTGGAGGTTCCAATTCATCTTTTGGTGCTGAATCTTTACGTTATAATACCAGTGGTAGTTCTAATGCCGCATTCGGATACTATGCTTTATATAGCTGTACTGAAGGTAATAACAATGTTGCTGTAGGTGTTAATGCTTTAAAGGATGCGACAACTGCAACTAACAATGTAGCAATTGGAAAAAATGCACTGAGGGCGCATGTTACAGGAAGCCGTAATGTTGCTATAGGTTATCAAAGTTTATATTATACTACAGGTTATAGTAACACTGGTGTTGGTTATGAATCACTGAACCAAAACAGAACTGGCGACTCCAACACTGCGATTGGTAATGGTGCATTGAGGCAAAATTATGATGGAGTTCAAAATACTGCATTGGGAAATGCTGCTGGTTATGGAAATACTAGTGGTAATTATAATGTTGCCATAGGTTATAATGCTTTATTAGATAATGAAACTGGTAACCGTAACATTGCAATTGGAAATAATGCGTTAGAAAATCTGGAAAATAGAAGTGAATGTATTGCTATTGGAGCCTACGCTGGAGCAGCATCAACAAGTTCGCAATGGTTTGTTGCAATTGGAGATGGATCTCTCCAATATCAAACTACTGCCAACTACAACACGGCTTTAGGACATCAGTCTCTGGGAAAAGCAACAACAGGTGGTTCAAATGTTGCGGTTGGTGCTAATGCAGTATATAAACTCACTACAGGAAATTATAATACTGGAGTTGGTTATAATGCATTATATGAATGTACTGGAAGTTCAACTGGTAACGTAGCACTTGGTTACAAGGCTGGAGCCGAGGTAGCAGATGCTGATTATAACACTTTTGCTGGTTATGGAGCTGGAGAAAAAGTCACATCTGGCAACGGTAACGTTGCTGTAGGTCATAATGCTTTAGGTGTAAGTACTTCAGGAAATAATAATGTTGCTGTTGGAGAGTATGCGCTTGATGCTTCTACTATTGGATATCAAAACACTGCTCTTGGTTATAATGCAGGAACTAACATTACAGAGGGATATTATAATGTCGCGGTTGGAGCAGATGCAGCAAAACTTTCCACGACCGGTACTAGTAATGTATCTATAGGATACCAAGCAGCACAAACCCTAACCACTGGAAGTAATAACATAACCATTGGATATAACGCACAACCTAGTAGTGCAACTGCTTCTCATGAAATTACTATTGGTGATAGTTTTGCCAAGACCTTGCGTATTCCTGGATTAAATGGGAATGACGGTGAAGTTCTTAGTTATGATTCATCTACTTCTACTATCGGCTTTAGTGATTATACTGGAGACCTTTCGGGTGCTGTAACAAGTAGATGGGACCTTGGTGCTAATGGTACTAATCATTACACATTTACTGGACCTGGTTTTTCTGGAGCTACAGATGATCCAACAGTATTTTTACAAAGAGGGCATACATATGAATTTGTAAATGGACTTAATGCTCATCCTTTCCAAATTCAACTTGAGTATCAAAATACAACAGGTACAGCGTATGGTGATGGCGTAACTAATAATGGAGCACAAAATGGCACTATAAAATTCAAAGTGCCAATGGATGCACCCAATAAACTTCATTATCAATGTACATCCCATGTGGGAATGTCTGGAACCATCTTCATTGGACCAGCACAAAATGTTCCTGTTGGACAAAGACAAGTTGTTTCTGCATCAACTGGTAACGTAGCTTCAAACAATAGTGCAAACATCTCAATTCCTGGATTTAAAACATATAGTTTGTTAAAAGTTGATATAGATCATCCTGCATGGGTAAGATTATATGTTGACTCTTCTTCAAGAACATCAGATTCTAGTAGACTTTATACAACAGATCCAACACCAGGTTCTGGTGTGATAGCAGAAGTTCGCACTACAACTTCAGGTAGTAGTACATTCTTAATGTCTCCAGGAGTTATTGGATGGAATAATGATTCCACTACAAGTGAAACAATATATGCAAGAGTTACAAATAATGACTCTATAACGAGAGACATTACAGTCAGTTTAACCGTAGTTAAAATGGAGGGTTGATAAATGTCAGATCTTAACGAGTATATTATAACTTGTAAATCATATGATGATCTAGAAGACTTATATGAGGATATGGAGACTCCTGGTGGGTCCCTTTACATTCCAAATAGAGCAGTTGAACTTGTTCACAGAAGAAAAATTAGTCGTAACACTCATTACATGCTGAATGAGGGAGAAGCAGCAGAAATAAGAAAAGATAGAAGAGTTATTGCATGTGAACGTCCAGCAAAAGATAGAGGATTGGTCCCTACGCCTTTGTGGACACAAACAGGTGATTTCAATAAGACCACTGGAACATTTTCAGGTGATGATAAAAATTGGGGATTATATAGAGTTGTTGAGGGGGATAGTGTTGCCAACTGGGGCAGTGATAGCACTTCAGAAATTACAAATAAAACTATTGTAACTACAGCATCAGGAAAAAATGTTGATGTTATTATTGTTGATAGTCATATAAATCCAGACCATCCAGAATTTGCTGTTAATTCTGATGGAACTGGTGGCAGTAGAGTAAACCAGTATAATTGGTTTCAACACTCTATTGAGTTAGGATATGTGACCACTCCTGATGATTATTCTTATAGCACGTCTGGTGCTTCTCCAAATAACAATCACGGAACGCACGTAGCAGGAACTGTTGCTGGTAACACACAGGGATGGGCAAGAGATGCTAACATTTATAATATAGCTTTCACTGATGGTCTATCTGGTGAGACCAATTGGGATGAAATGCTATTAGATTATATTCGCGAATTTCACTATTACAAAACAGCTAACGCTGCAACTGGTAGAACAAATCCAACAATCACTAACCATAGTTGGGGATATAGTTACGCTAATATTCAGTTGTCTGATATTACATCAGTTACTTACAGAGGAACAACAACTGCTGTAAGTGGAACGGATGCACAAAAGAAAGTAACGTTAGAAGATAATGGTGTTCCAGTTCCTCTCAATACGTATCTCTATAGAGTTCCCGCTAGAGTTGCTTCATTTGATGCTGATATTCAGGATGCCATTGACGAAGGTATAATTTTTGTCTCTTCTGCTGGAAATAGTTTTTGGAACTGTGATACTGCTACACCATATGGAGATGACTATAATAATAGTATAGTCGCTAGTGGCGACACCATATATCACTCTAGAGGTGCAACACCAGGATCAGCAGATAACGTTATTTGTGTTGGTTCTATTGGTTCTAAAGTTAATGAATATAAATCTGATTTCAGTAACTGGGGTGAACGTGTAGATATCTGGGCACCAGGTAGTGATATTATTTCTGCTGTTTATGATAGTTCTAGTGCTACTACAGAAAACAGTGGTTCATATACTCCGATTGTCGCTGATTCTAGAAACTCTTCATATTATCTTGCTTCAATTAGTGGAACAAGCATGTCTTCACCACAAGTATGTGGTGTGATTGCTTGTCTTGCAGAAACTGAACCAAATTTGACTCAAGCACAAGCACTTCAATATCTAAAAGAAAATTCTCTATCTGAACTTGGCACAACAGGAAATATCAATCACAGTACATATGAAGCGCGTGGTGATAGTCACAATAGATATCTTTTCCTTTATCAAAAAAGACAAAAAACAGGATCTATTCAACCAACTGTTTTTGGAAATAGAAATCCAGACAGTTCTGGCGTAAAGTATCCAAGAACTAATAGAATGGTGACAAAGCGTCAATAAATCTTATCTAAATAAATAAAAACTCCCGCAAAATGGCTGCAATTATAACTGATCAACTTCGTATTTTGAATGCGAATAATTTTGTAGTTGGTGTTGCTTCTACGAGTAACTCATATTATTCATTTGTTGGTCTACCAAACGCAACAGATTATGATACTGATTGGAATATAGATCCACCATCACCTACTGATAACTTTGGTGAGGAAAATGATTATTGGGATACAATGATCGCGTTGAAAAAAATAACAAGAGATGATGTAAGACAGGTTGTTAGAAAGTCAACATGGACTTCTGGTATTACATATGACATGTATCGCCATGATATTAGTGCCTCTAATCCAGCAACGCCTTCCAATTCTGTTGACTTATATTCTGCAAACTACTATGTAATGAATAGTGACTTCAGAGTTTATATTTGTTTGAGTAATGGTGCAACTCCAGAAAATCCTACAGGGAGACCTTCATTAGACGAACCAACATTTATTGATCTGGAACCAAGAGAAGCTGGGACTAGTGGAGATGGTTATATTTGGAAATATCTTTATACTATTAAACCTAGTGAATATGTGAAATTTGATACTACAGAATATATGCCAGTTCCACTAGAATGGGGAACAAACACGGATGATTCTGCTGTAAGAAATAACGCAGCAACTAGTGGTCAAATAAAAGTTGTTATTATTAAAGATAGGGGAGTTGGTATAGGAACTGCTAATAGAACATATACTAGAGTTCCTATTAAAGGTGATGGTTCTGGCGCAGAAGCAACGGTAGTTGTTAATAATGACGCGAAAGTTGATAGTATAACAGTTTCTAGAGGTGGTTCTGGATATACATTTGGAACTGTAGATTTGGTAGCAGGTGGTGTTCCATCTGGAACTACTTCTCCTGTCTTTGACGTTATCGTTCCACCTCAAGGAGGGCATGGATCTGATATCTATAGAGAGTTGGGTGCATCCAATGTTCTTATGTATTCTAGAATTGAAAATGATACTCAGAATCCAGACTTTGTTACTGGAAATGAAATAGCAAGAGTTGGTGTAGTTCAAAGCCCTATTAGTAATGGAACAAGTGAACTTTTAACTCTAAACAAAGCAAGTGCAGTGTACGCACTTAAATTGACTGGTATTGGATATAGTTCTGTCACTTTTGCCGCAGATACACAAATTACACAAACAATTGGTATTGGTTCTACTGCTTTTGGTAGAGTAGTTTCATATGATCAAAACACTGGAGTTTTGAAATATTGGCAAGATAAGTATCATGTTGGGTTTAATACCGATGGAACTAAAAATGCATCTCCAACATATGGTTTTGATATGCATAGATTTACTGCAGATATTGGATCCGGGGGTTCATTAAATATTATTGGTGGATCTGCAACCTTAGGAATTGAAACTACATTTGGTAGTACTAGCAACCCAGGTATAAGTACCATAATAAATAGTAGGACATACTATTTGGGTCAACAATTTATTAATGGAGTGTCCCAACCAGAAGTTAAAAAATATTCTGGAAATATAATTTACGTTGACAATAGACCATCAATTACAAGGTCATCTAACCAAAAAGAAGATATTAAAGTTATTTTGCAATTCTAAAGAATTATGTCCCAAGAAACAAACCTCAACGTATCTCCATATTTTGATGACTATCACGAACCGATAATTGGTGGAAAAGATAATGACTATTATAAAGTTCTCTTTAAGCCAGGATATCCTGTTCAGGCAAGAGAGTTAACTACTTTACAGTCCATTTTACAAAACCAAATTGAACAGTTTGGTAATCACTTCTTTAAAGAAGGTGCCAAAGTCATTCCAGGTTCTCTTTCTTATATAAATCCATTTTATTATGTTCAATTAGAAGAAAATTTCTTAGGGATACCTATATCTCTTTATATTGATCAATTAGTTGGGAAAAAAATTCGTGGAGAAACGTCGGGAGTTGTTGGCGTAGTTAAGAAAATATTATCGGACGTAGAATCGGAAAAAGGAAACTATACGATTTATATTGATCTGATAGATTCAAACATCAATCTGTCAGATTCTTTGTTTGAAGATGGTGAGAATTTAATATGTGAAGAAGCAATTCCTTATGGTTCAACTTTCATTGCAGCAAATGAAGGATTTGCAAGATCTATCTCCACAAGTTCTTCTGGAAAGGGTAGTGCATTTGGTCTTGGGAATGGTGTATATTTTCTTAGAGGATATTTTGTAGATGTTAATGATGAAATTCTTATTTTAGATCAATACTCTAATACACCAAGTTATAGAGTTGGTCTCGATATTATTGAAGAAATAATAACTGCTGATGTTGATCCAAACTTGAATGATAATGCAAGTGGTTTTAACAACTATGCAGCACCTGGTGCAGATAGGTTAAAAATTACTGCTAGGTTATCTAAAAAAGATTTAAGATCTTTTGATTCTACAAGTTTTGTAGAATTGGCAAAGGTTGAAAATGGTGTATTAACCAAGATAAACACAAATACAGATTATAATCTTCTTTCGGACGAACTTGCTAGAAGAACATTTGACGAGTCTGGACATTATTATATTAAAGCATTTAATGTCTATGCCAGAGAAAGTTTGGATGATGGCGAAGGAAATAATGGCGTTTATAAATCAACGCAGTTAACTTCTGGAGGAAATACCCCATCTGATGATTTGATGGTGTATAAAATTTCTCCAGGAAAAGCTTATGTGAAGGGGTATGAAGTTGAAACAATCGCCCCCACATTTTTAGATGTACCAAAAGCAAGAACAACTAAAACTTTAACAAATCAAAAAGTAGGTTTTAATTTTGGTTCAACATTAAATATCAATAATGTTCACGGATCACCTTCTCTTGGTATTAATACTTCTTCAACAATTAGTCTTAGAAGTGATAGAATTGGTATAAGTTCGGTTGATCCTGCGGGAAAGGAAATTGGAGTTGCAAGAGTATATGATTTTGCATTAGAAGCAGGTTCTTATCAGTTAGATAATCAAGCGATAAACAACTGGGATATTTCTTTATTTGATGTACAAACATATGCAGATATATCAATTAATGAACCAATTACTTTATCAATCCCTTCTAGAGTAAAGGGGGGTTCTAGTGGTGCTGTTGCTTACGTTAAGCATCCAATAACTGCTGGAGTTGCTGTAACTGTATATCAAATTTCTGGTACTTTTATTAATGGTGAAAAACTAACTTTTGATGGAACAACAGAAACCAGAATTGGTACTGGTTATACTGCATTTAGTTTATCCGATGCTAAATCTTTGTTTAGTGTTGTTGGTTCAGCAAATACCTTCTCTGGTGATATTATTCAACAAGAAACTACAGATCTTGGTACTGTAACTTTTGCTTCTGGTGGGGAAGCAAACAATAGTACAACAGTTACTAGTGCAACATTATCATTCCCAGGAATTGTTACTACTGGCAATCTTTTACAGTATAGTAGACCAAATTTCTCAGTAAAATCTTTTGCAAAAGTTGAACAAGTATCTACAAATTCTTTGACTGTTTCTGGAGTAACTACGGTTTCTGGATTTTGTGATGGTGGACTTTCAAGTTCACAATTGACTGTAAATGATATGAAATTAGTCTCTACAAGACTTCAAGATAATACAAAAGGTCTTTTAAATAATGCACTCTTCCAACCATTACCTAAAAAGAATGTAGAATCTGTCGATTTCGCTGATGGTAATCTTATTATTAGAAGACAATATGATGTAACTATCACAGATAACTCTACGAATACAATTTCTTCTGGTGACAATGAAGTCTTCATGGAATTTGATGAGGAAAGATATGTTCTCACAAGATCTGATGGCAGTACAGAAGAACTTTCTCAAGACAAGTTTGTTTTTAATGCAGCAGGAACCGAACTTACTATAAATGGACTTGGTTCAAATAGAACTGGAAGGTTAATTGCGACTTTAAGGAAATCAAATATAAATGTAAAAACAAAGAGAAAGTCAAGAATTTCTTCTTTGATTATTGACAAGTCCAAGTATGATTATTCTGGAACCGGCACAACAACACTTAATGATGGTCTTGAGTATGGAAGTTATCCATTTGGAACTCGCGTTCAAGACGAAAGAGTTTGTTTGAATGTTCCCGATGTTCAAACTGTTTATGGTATCTTTGAATCCGAAAATACTTCAGAACCATCTCTGCCCAGGATAACTCTGGCATCTATGGATGGTCCAACATCAAAAACCGATGATTTGATTGTTGGAGAAATTTTTGTTGGTCAAAACTCTGGCGCAAAGTGCATCTATGCAGAAAAAATTGATAGTTCGTCAATTTCCCTGATTTATTTAAATTCCTTTAACTTGGAAAGAGGAGAACTTGTAAAATTTGAAGAATCTGGAGTTAATGCTATTGCAAGTGGTTTAACTGTAGGAAGTAAAGATATTTCAGAGGACTTTGTTCTTGATACTGGTGCAAACCTTGCATATTATGATTATAGTAGTATTAGAAGGTTAGAAGGAAGACAAGAACCAAAGAGAAAAATTAAAATCGTTTTCTCCAATGGATATTATGATTCTTCCGATACTGGAGACATCACTACAACAAATTCTTATGGTGCATTTGATTATACTAGAGAAATAATTGAAACAGAAGGTTATAGAGCTACAGATATTATTGATGTAAGACCAAGAGTTTCAGACTATAGCGTAGCACAAGATTCCAGATCTCCATTTGAATTTGATGGTAGATCTTTTAATGGTGGACAACATAGTTGCCCACATATTTTAGCTTCGGATGAATCGGAGACAGTTTCCTTTAACTACTATCTCCCAAGAATTGACAGAATTTATCTCACAAAAGATGGTGTTTTCCAAGTAAAATTTGGTGCTCCATCTGATACTCCACAATTGCCAGAAGAAGTTTCTGGTGCTTTGAACATTGCAAATATTGCTGTCCCACCTTTTGTTTATAATACCAAGAATACAAAAGTTAGTTTTATTCGACATAAGAGATATCAGATGAATGATATCTCTAGACTTGAAAATAGAATTAGAAATCTTGAGTATTATACTTCACTCTCTGCTCTTGAAAGTAATACTTTTACAATGACTATTTTAGATAGTGTTGGGCAGAATAGATTTAAGTCAGGTTTCTTCATTGATAACTTCTCCTCTGTTGGAACTCAAGACAATTCGGTTGGAGTTAAAAATAGTTTAGATTTGAAAGTTGGACATTTAAGACCAGCACACTACAGCACAACTCTTCCACTTGAAGTTGGTTCCTCTTCGATATTGGGTCTTACTGAAAATTCAAATCAAACCCAAGACAAACAGTTCTTAGAAGACGTTACTGGAGTTAACATCAGAAAAACTGGTAGTGTTGTATCTCTTGACTATGAAGATGTTTCTTTCTTAGAGCAACCATATGCAACCAGAGTTGAAAATGTTACTCCATTCTTAGTTCAGCAGTGGAATGGTAACATTAAGTTAGAACCAGATGTTGATGTTTGGATTGATGTTTCTAGAATGGATCTTAGAAACGTTATGATGGAAGGTTCTTTCCGTGGCGTTGCGGAAGCAATGAAAGCAGAAATCAGAGATGATGGGGACGGAAGAAGAATTGGAGTAAGTCCAATTATTTGGAACTCTTGGGAAACTACCAATATCGACACGAATATTGACCTTTCGATGGATGCAAATCTTTCATCAAATCAATCAGTTTCCACAGGCACTAGATTTGAAGACGAAAGGATAGATACTGGACCTAGAATAAGGGGTAGAGGAATTCCTTTCGAAGTCCATAGAACAAGTCTTACCGATCATACTATAACTACAAGGAATGAACTTAGTATTAGTGCTGGAGTAACTTTAAAGACTGAACTAGATCAGAGAAGAACTGGAGAAATAAGAACTGTTAGAGAGCAAATTGACACAGAATCTCTTGGTGACAGAATTGTAAGTAGAGACATAATTCACTTTATGCGCTCTAGAAATATTGAGTTCTCTGCTTCGAGAATGAAGCCAAATACTCAAGTATATGCTTTCTTTGACAATATTGATGTCAACCAATATTGTGTTCCCAAATTACTTGAAATATCGATGTCTTCGGGGACATTCCAGGCGGGGGAAACAATCGTTGGGGCAATGAACAGTTCTTCCAATGAAGAAGCAAATATATTCGCAACTCCAGAGTTTAGTGCTAGGCTTGCGTTAGCAAATCACAAGTTTGGACCATACAATCAACCAACGGTAGTGTTTGCAAATAATCCTTACAATAGAGATGAGACAATTCCAGGACAATATTCATCAACAAGTTCTATTCTGAATATTGATACTTTCAGTCTTCAAAATGATAGCGATCCTCAGTACTATGGTCAAATAAGAGCAGGTATGAGAATTCGCGGTGAAAGTAGTGGTGCTACAGCGGTTGTCACTGAAAATAGACTCGTAACAGACTATCAAGGTGTTGTTATTGGATCACTCTTTGTTCCAGATGGAAGTTCTACAGGAAATCCATCTTGGGAAACTGGAAGATCTGTATTTAGACTTACTAATAGTTCTTCTAACTCCCAAATTCCTGGAGTTGTAACAACATCTTCTGAAGAAATATTCTATTCTCAAGGTGATGTTGATAACACTCAAGAAGTTACTCTCTCCCTGAGAAATGCAAGAGTTGAATTCCAAGAGTTAGCGGAAACAAGAACACTTTCTGATGTAACATCAGATCAGGCGGATGCACTCTCAATATCGGAAACAACTACGACGTTGACTACAGCAACTGGGACTGAAGTTGTTGAAGAAGGTTATAGAGATCCTCTTGCTCAGTCCTTTAAAGTTCCTCCCAATGAAACTGCTGGAATATTTGCAACAAAGGTTGACATATTCTTTAGAACCAAAGACGCAACACTTCCTGTTGAATTTTATATTAGTGAAGTCAACTTTGGTGTTCCAACATCTAGGATAGTTCCATTCACAAATGTTGTTGTTTATCCAGATGATGTAAATCTTTCGGAAGACTCTTCCGTACCAACAACAATTACATTCGATTCTCCCGCCTACCTTGAATCTAATAAAGAATATGCATTAGTTCTTCTCTCAGATTCCACAGAATATACAGTATGGATTTCAAGACTTGGAGAATTTGACGTTCAAACATTAGAAAATGAAAGTACACAAGTTCTTGTAACACAACAACCAACTCTTGGTTCATTGTTTAAGTCTCAGAATGCTTCTACATGGACTCCAAGTCAATATGAAGATCTTAAGTTTAACCTTCATAGAGCACAATTTGTTCCTTCAGGTTCTGCAAGTTTCTTTAATTCAGATCTTCCAGAAGATCTCAAACTGCTTTCAAAAAATCCTTTTGAAATTAATTCCAGAACTGTCAGAATTGGTATAGGAACTACAGTAAATGATGCAGATTTAACTAATGGAAATACTGTTATTCAACTCAAATCCGGTGCAACTGGAAATCTAGTTGGTAGTGCAGGAACCTGTAGTGGCGATTTAAAAATTATTAATGCTGGTATCGGATATACTCCATCCGCAAGTAATTTCACATTCAATAATATAAATTTGGTCAATGTAGAGGGAACAGGAAGAAATGCAACTGCAAATATTACTATAAGTAATGGAGTTGCTATTGCAGCAACTGTTGCAAATGGTGGAACTGGATACTCTGTTGGAGATCTTTTGACAGTTTCTTCAATTGGTATTTCTTCAGTAGGAAGAAATCTAAGACTGAGTGTGTCTGAAGTTCCTGCATTGAACGAACTTATCATTAATGAAGTTCAAGGCGATTTTACTGTTGGTGCGGGATATACCTTGACATACGTCAATAGCTCCGGCATTTCTACAACCCTCAATAGCGGTGCATCTGGAAATGTAATTATTACACAACCAGTTCAGGTTGTTAATGATGGATTACATATTAATGTATTCCAGAGAAATCATGGAATGCACTCTGATGTCAATCAAGTTACAATCGCTGGAGCAAAGAGTAACGTTAGACCTGCCACACTTTCAAATACTTATTCCGCATCAGATTCATCAGATATTATAGTTTCGGATGTATCATCATTTGGACAATTTGAAGGAGTAAGTGTTGGAAGTACAAATCCAGGTTATGCAATAATTTCTAATGAAATTATTAAGTACACTGGAGTCTCTGGCAATTCTCTAACAGGAATTAGTAGAGGAATAGATGGAACAAAGGCATTCCCACATGAAAGTGGTGACCTAGTTTATAAGTATGAACTTAATGGAGTTTCTCTCATCAGAATCAATAAAACTCATACTTTAAGTGATGCAAGTGTTTCTAGACCTATCGGTTTAGATTATTACACAATAAAAATTGATAGAACTGCAGGAACTAATACTTCGGATAGAGAAACTGGAACAGGATTCCCCAAACTATACTTCAACGAAGATAATAAATTTGGAGGAAATGAGGTCAAGTCAACTTATAATATTCCATTCGATCTGATTACACCAAACTTTGGTATCATAACTCCCAAGTTTACTGCAGCTAATGCTTTTGTAAGAACTGTAAGTGGAAAGAGTATTGATGGAAACGAAACTCCTTATCAGGATAAAGGGTTTGAGCAGATTTCTCTCATCAGCACAAATTATTTCGACTCACCAAGAGTTGTTGCATCTTCTGTAAATGAGAGATCAAGACTTACTGCTTTACCTGGCAATAAGTCATTCAGTATGGACATAAACATGGTTAGTGATAATAATAGGTTATCTCCATGTATTGACCTCTCAAAAACCAGTATGGTTCTTACCTCCAATAGAATTAATAACCCAGTGACTGATTATATTTCTGACTCTAGGGTAAAATCTTATAGAGATGATCCAAATGCATTCCTGTATGTTTCATCTCCCATTCTTTTGGAGAATCCCGCAACTGCAATTAAGTTGATGATTTCTGCTTCTATACATCAATCATCTGATGTTAGAGGTTTCTATTCTATTCAAAACAGTGTAGAAGAAGAACCAGTATTCACCCCATTCCCAGGATATTCAAACTTGAACTCTTTGGGACAGAAGATAGATCCTTCTGTAAGCAGTGGAACACCAGATATTCTCCCCGCGAAGAATGATTCGTTTAATGTTGTAGGAGATCCAAGTTCTTTCAGAGAATATAGTTTCACTGATGACAACTTACCAGAATTCAAGATTTTCCGAATAAAACTTGTGTTTGCTTCAACAAACCAAGCATATCCACCAATTATTAAAGATCTGAGAGCAATTGCTTTAGCGTAATATGAGTTTAATACCAGTAGAAGGTGAAAAGAATCTCTATAGAGATCCAAATACAAATGCAATCTTGAATACAAATCATTCTGACTATATGTCTTATATTAATAGTAGAAAAATTAGAGAGGATGAAAGAGATAGAATCGAATCTTTGGAAAAAGATGTTGGTTCTATCAAGAGTGACTTGAATGAAATTAAACTACTACTTAGAGGTATTGCAAATGGATCCTGATGACATAAAACTTGAAAGTTTGACAAAGAATTTTAATTACACTAAAACTTGCCTTGAAATTGATAAAATTAATGATATTGAGGAGTTAAGAATGTATACTAAGTCATACATCAAACTCTATATGAAACAGCAAGAAGTTTTATCTAAGATATAAATATCAATAAGAGGTATTAAATAAATGGCGCAACCATCTTCAAGACAAGATTTAATAGACTATTGTAAAAGAAAACTGGGTGCGCCCGTTCTTGAAATCAACGTTGCTGATGAGCAAATTGATGACTTAGTTGATGATGCTATTCAGTACTTCCACGAAAGACATTTTGATGGAGTAACTCAGACATTCTTAAAGTATAAACTAACCCAAGAAGATATTGATCGTGGTAGATCGAGAGGTGGTGATAGCGATGCTGTTGGTATTGTAACTACAACAGCATCATCCACTATAGATGGTTCAGCTGTAACGTTTTCTTTTGAAGAAAATAGTAACTACTTACAAGTTCCACCTTCAGTAATTGGAATTACAAAAATATTTCAGTTTGATGGCACCAACACTGTAACTAATAATATGTTCAGTGTTAAATATCAAATGTTTTTGAATGATGTTTATTATTGGGGAACAACTGAAACGTTGACCTATGCAATGACTAAAACATATTTGGAAGATTTAAATTTTCTTCTCTCAACACAAAAGCAAATAAGATTTAACCAAAGACAAGACCGGTTATATCTTGATATTGATTGGGGAAGTATGACAAAAGATAACTATATTATTATTGACTGTTTTAGAACATTAGATCCAAATGATTTTACAAGAGTATACAATGATAGTTTCTTGAAGTTATACCTTACAGCACTCATTAAGAGACAGTGGGGACAAAACCTCATTAAATTTCAAGGAGTTAAACTTCCTGGTGGAATAGAACTTAATGGAAGACAAATATATGATGATGCACAGAAAGAAATAGACGAAATTATGGAAAGGATGTCAAATACTTACGAGTTACCACCTATGGACATGATCGGATAAGAACATGGCATTAAATCCATTTTTCCAACAAGGTTCTTCAACAGAACAAAACCTTATACAAGATTTAATCAACGAACAGTTGAAAATGTATGGGGTTGAAGTCTTTTATTTGCCCAGACAGTATGCAACACAAAAAAGTGTCATAAAGGAAGTTATTGAATCTAAGTTTGAAAATGCATATCCAATAGAAGCATATGTAGACACATATGATGGATATAATGGACTTGGAACTCTAATGTCCAAGTTTGGTATTCAAGAGATGGATGATCTCACTCTAACAATATCAAAAGAAAGATTTGATGAATATATTGCACCTTTATCAAGAACTATAACTGATGTTAATTTATCAACTCGACCTAAAGAAGGAGATTTGATATATTTTCCCCTTGGGGATAGATTATTTGAAATCAAATATGTAGAGCACGAAAAACCGTTTTATCAACTTCAGAAAAATTATGTTTATCAATTGACTTGTGAACTGTTCAGGTATGAAGATGAAGTTATTGATACTGATATAACAGAAATTGATGATAATATCCAAGACCAAGGATATAATATAACTCTGACTATGGTTGGTGTTGCAAAAACCGCATCAGCATTTACAGGTCTTGTTAATAATGGTGTTAGATTTATTTCTATTACAAATAGAGGAAATGATTACACTTCAGCACCAAGAGTAGCTATATCGACAGCACCTTCTGGTGGAGTAACAGCAGTAGGTATCGCGACAATGATTGACAATCTTGTCAATTGTTATGGTGTTACAGACGCTAAGAAGATTCAGGGAGTAGAACTTATTAACCCAGGATCTGGATACACTGTAGCACCTGGAGTTGCCTTCTTTGGTGGAGGTGGAACTGGAGCAGCAGCTACAACAGGAATTTCGACTGGTATGGTAGGTGTTGTAACTGTCACTGACGGTGGTGGTGGATACATTTCCGAACCATTAGTAACATTCAGTGGTCCTGTTGGACTTGGAACTACAGCAACAGCAAGAGCACTTATTAGTTCTGCTGGTATTGTTACTTCCATCAGAATAATAGATGCTGGTTCTGGTTATTCCAGTGTTCCTACTATTACTATCGGAGATCCTATTGGATTAACAACATCAGGAACCTTTGAATATAATGAAGTTGTTACTGGAAGCACAAGTGGAACAACTGCTCGCGTTAATTCTTGGAATACTATTACTAATGTATTAGAACTTAAGATAGTATCTGGATCCTTCATTCCAGGAGAGACAGTTGTCGGTTCTGCAAGTAGTGCGTCAAGATCTATTCTTTCTATCAATACAGACGATATCATCGATCCATATGCAAATAATGACTTTATTGAAAGTGAGGCAGATTCTATTTTAGACTTTACTGAAACCAATCCATTTGGCAATCCATAAATAGTTTTATGGTTTTGTTAAAAAACGCACATAAATTTTAAAATGTTTGAATACTTTTACCACGAAATATTAAGAAAGACAGTAATTTCTTTCGGAACACTATTCAATGGAATGGTGATTAAACATACTGATAGTAGTGATAATACTGTTAGTGAGGTAAAAGTGCCTTTGGCATATGGACCAATGCAAAAGTTCTTGGCAAGACTTGAGCAATCTGCAGATTTGAACAAACCTGTTCAAATGAGTCTTCCAAGAATGTCATTTGAATTTACTGGTTTAAATTATGATTCTTCCAGAAAAGTGACAACAACCCAACAATTTGTTACTATTGGCGATCAGAAAAAAGCATATATGCCAGTTCCATATAACATGGCATTTGAACTTAATATTATGACAAAGTTGAATGATGATATGCTTCAAATTGTAGAGCAAATATTACCATATTTTCAACCATCTTACAATCTCAGTGTTACTCTTGTTGGGGATATTTCTGAGAAGAGAGACATTCCTGTTGTGCTTGATAGCGTAACAATGAATGATGACTATGAGGGAGATTTTTCAACAAGAAGAGCACTTATTTATACATTACGTTTCACTGCAAAGACATATTTGTTCGGTCCAATTGCAGATGCATCCAAGGATATCATCAAAAAGGTATCTATTGGTTATCTCGCTGGAGAAACAGGAGAGGGTACAAGAGTTGTTGGAAGAGACGTTACTTACTCTGTTGAACCAAGAGCAACTAAAAATTATGACAGTAATGTTGCTACAACTATTCAGGATGACATTAGTGAAAAAGTAACAAATATTTTAGTTGCAGATGCATCTACGATTGACGCGAATAGTTACATTATCATTGATAATGAATCAATGTATGTTAGTAAGAGAAACACTACAACAAATATTCTTACTGTTAAGAGAGGTCAGGATGGAACTACTGCCGTTTCTCACGTTGCTGGAACCAATGTAGGAACTATTACTGCTGCAGATAATGCATTGATAACTCCTGGAGATGACTTTGGATTTGATGGTGGATTCTCATGAAAATGACTAAAAAGTTTGATGACTTAAACGAAACATTTAATGTGTCAGATGATTTCATTCAACCTGAGGTTGAAGTATCTCCGATTCAAAAGGTAGATAAAGAAAAACTATCACCAGATGATATAAAGAAAGACTATGAGTATACAAGAGGAAACTTATATTCTCTTATAGAAAAAGGTCAAGAAGCTATCAATGGCATTTTAGAACTTGCCCAAGAAAGTGAGATGCCAAGAGCATATGAAGTAGCTGGTCAGTTAATTAAAAATGTTGCTGATGCAACTGACAAGTTGATGGAACTTCAGAAAAAGTTAAAAGATGTTGAGGAAGAAAAGCAAGTAAAAGGACCATCAACAGTTAATAATGCTTTGTTTGTTGGTTCAACTGCAGACCTAGCAAAACTCTTAAAGAAAGGGTTGCCTGAAGATGAAAACATTTAGACAGTTTCAAGAGGGTTGGAGTAATAAATATAAACGCACTATTGATTGCTCAAATCCAAAAGGATTTTCACAAAAAGCACACTGTGCTGCCAGAAAGAAAAGGGCAAAAGGTGAGGAAACAAAATCTAAACCAGTGAAATGAATCCAAACAAAAATTTATTTAAGTGGTCAGTTTTAGGTGTTAGTGGCGTTATTGCTATTGCACATATCGGTGTTCTTGGACATCTTATCAAGAGAGAACCACTAGTCCAACAACCACCAACATTCAATATTCCTCGTGGACCATATTCTTCCTATCGTATTAAAGCAGGTAAGGATGGATATGAGATTGAGTATCGTGCAAATGATCCCAAAGTCTTAGAATCAGAAAGATCTCTTGATTTGGATAAAGAAAAGAGAGGACTCTTTGGTGGTGGAACTGAGAAACGCACAGAGTATCGTCGTGACCAGTACACCATGGAAGGCACCCGTAATATGGGGTCAGGAGGTGCCGTAGCAAACGGTGAGGGAAAGAGTGCAGAAGAAGTAGAGTGTTTGATCGCGGACGCTGGAGCACGGTCACAAGGTGCAATGGCAGGGACCGCAATTAGCACAGGTATTCTTGTCCCTGCAGTAATGAATATTCCTTACATTGGATGGTTGGCAGCAGGATGGGCATCTTTATTAGGACAGAATATTGGATCTGAAGTAGGTTCAGAAGTTGGTTCAGTGTTCAACGATTGCTAAATAATAGGAGAACTATTTTTTATTCATGAAAAACGGCAAATGTCCTGCTGGTGAATATTATTGCTACACTGATAAAAAATGTAAACCCATACCCAAAGGATTCATGGTCGATCCAGAAGGAATGCTCCGTAAGGAGAATGGACACACTGTAGATGAAGCCAACAAGAGTGGTGATAGTTCTTTGCGTGATTGGTTTGGCAAAAGTAAATCTAGTGATGGAAAACCTGGTTGGGTTCAACTGGGTGGAAAATATGCTGGAAAACCTTGTGCAAAACAACCAGGACAAACCACCAAACCCAAGTGTGGTTCTAGCAAAATGAAACGCAATCTCTCCAAGGATGAAGAAGAGAGAGCATTTCGTCGTAAAAATCGCCAAGATCCAAATCCAAATAGAAAGGGGAAAGCAATTAACGTGGCAACCGAGGAAACTAAAAAAGACCATGAGTTTTCCATGGCACGTTCTGAATTATCAACTATCAAAAACGCTGCAAAGAGGTTGAACAAAAAAATGGGCAAGAAAGGAGAAGGAGAACTGAAAGCCTGGGTTCAGTCTAAAATTACAAAGGCAGCAGATTATATTGATACTGCAGCAGACTATGTTACTAATGAAGCAGCGGGAGAGAAAGACGCTTGCTATCATAAGGTAAAATCACGTTATTCAGTTTGGCCAAGTGCATATGCGTCAGGAGCACTAGTCAAATGCCGTAAAGTCGGCGCTAAAAATTGGGGAAACAAATCCAAGAAGAACGAAGAATTCACTCCATCACAAATTGCAGCACTTGAGTCTATTGGTGCTATTGATGTGAATGAAGAAGGACAAAAGTGTTGGAAGGGGTATGAAAAGAAGGGAACCAAAAAAATGTTTGGTAAAACCTATAATAACTGTGTGAAGAAAGAAGATGTTGAACTAACAGATTCTTATGGAGAAACCTTCGCAGTTATTCAAGATATTATTAAACCAGAACCACTCAAACCCAGTTCAAATGGTATTGAGTTTGAAACTTATGATATTGAAAAAATGACTGAAGCAGTCCGTATGCCAACTAAAACTGGACAGATTGTTAAGGTACATCTCTCTTGGAGAGGAAAATATTATGCTATAAAAATGTTCTTCCCCTCAATAAAAACACCAAGTCGTTCTGATGTTCAACTTCAGATAGACAAAGTATATCCTGGCGCAAGAATACAGTCTTACCAGGTATCGGAGTATGAACCCGGAGAACCAGTCTTCCACACAGAGGGAGCAGCATGGACAAAAAAAGAAGGAAAGAATAAAGAAGGAGGACTTAACGAAAAAGGAAGGAAGTCTTACGAAAGAGAGAATCCAGGATCTGACCTTAAAGCACCAAGCAAGAAGGTTGGAAACCCCCGTCGCGCATCATTTTGTGCTCGAATGAAGGGTATGAAAAAGAAGCTAACTAGTAAAAAAACTGCTAACGATCCCGATAGCAGAATCAACAAATCACTTAGAGCGTGGAACTGCTGATGAAAACTTTTAAACAATTTAAAGAACAAATTACACCATCTAAAGGAGGTGTTGCTGTCCATGGGTCTGATGGAAAAATTACCAAAATGGTTCCTCCAGTCGATTTAAGGACACTTGATCGAAAAATGCAAAATGTAAAAAATCAAGCCATAGCAAAGTTTGGAAGACCATGAAAACTTTTAAACAATTTCAAGAAGGTCTTTTTGATTTCTTACCTAAACAAAAAACTAAAATTAAACCAGGTGGAGTTGGTATTGTACAAGATAAAGATAAGAAATACGGAATGCCAATGCCTAAACAACCCATTGATGGAAATAGAATGCGTATGCCGCCAGCAAAATTTACAGCACCAAATCCATACAAAACAACTTTAGTGTGATGAAGTCATTCAAAGAATTTGTGGAACAGATGGTTGCTCCCAACAATCCCATCAAAGGCGCTGATCCTATTGATTTACGAACTGTAGATCAAAAAATGAACCTTTTAAAGAAAAAAGGAGAATTTTATAAAAAGTACAATCTATACAAAAAACCATGAAAACTTATAAACAGTTTTTGTCCGAGAACGTTACAATTCAAGGAGATTTTAACGGCACTTTAAATATTGGCGCAGAAGCACCTCAACCCCAAAAGGTTGGTGAATCATATTATGCCGATATTGTTTGGGAAGGGAAAATTTACAGAATGGAAATTGAAGGAAAAATGCCATCAAAACAATCTCTTGGTGAACAACTTCAAGGAGAATATCCTGGTGCCGTAGTTCACCAAATTTATCCTTCTACTGAGAGGTCATTAAATATTAAGAGTGCTCAAAGATATCAACCAGAAAGATTAAGTTGGAGTGACTGATGGCAAAAGATTTTTTATGGGGTGAAGAGTTTAAACTTGATGTTGCCCGTGGTAAAGCAAGAGGTGCTTCTGTAAGAAACATCTTTGGATATAACACTGCTGGTACAACTGCTCTAAGAGCAGTTTGGGATAAAGCTGCTGATTATGCATATCCAGCATCTGCAGTCACGATGACTGTAACTAATGATGATGCGGCTGATGATGGAGGAACAGTTCTTATCAAAGGTCTTGATGCGAACTATGCAGAAGTTTCCGAGACTGTAACTACTAATAATGCAACTCCACCAACTACTACCCAAACATTTTTGAGAATCAATGATGTAATTTATACAAACACTGGTGCAAATGCAGGCATCATTGATGTGAGTAATGGTGGTGTAGATTACGCAAGAATTCGTGCTGGTGACGGTAGAAATCAGGCATCAATTTACACAGTTCCTGCAGGATGTGAGTTTTACTTATATCGTATTGATGCGTTCTCTTCAGATGGTACTGCTGCAAAACCATTCATCTTTAGAAACTACACCCGTACTTCTGCGGGAGCAGAATATAATACTGCTAGAACAACTGCTCTTGGTAACATGAGTATTCAGAGAAGACTTCCCTTTAAATACTCAGAGAAGACTGATATCCAACTCCAAATGTCAACTAGTTCAGGAACTCATGAACTTGCTGTATTTAGTGAAGGTATCCTAATTAAAGAATCTATGTGAGTAAATTATGAGTGATAATGTATACCTTGGCAATCCTAATTTAAAAAAAGCGAACACCCCTATTGAGTTTACAGAGGATCAAGTTCGAGAATTTATTAAATGTAAAGAAGACCCAGTTTACTTTGCAAACAACTATATTAAAATTGTTTCTCTTGATGAGGGTCTGACTCAGTTTCACCCATACCATTTTCAAGAGAAGTTAATCAATAACTTCCACAATAACAGATTTAATATCTGTAAGATGCCTCGTCAGACTGGTAAATCTACTACAGTCGTATCTTACCTTTTGCATTATGCTGTATTTAACGACAGTGTGAACATTGGTATTCTGGCAAACAAAGCAGCAACTGCAAGGGAACTTCTTGGAAGGTTACAAACTGCATACGAGAACTTACCTAAATGGATGCAACAGGGTATTATATCCTGGAACAAAGGCAGTTTGGAGTTAGAGAATGGCAGTAAGATATTGGCAGCTTCTACGTCTGCGAGTGCTGTCCGAGGTATGTCATTTAACATCCTCTTTCTCGACGAATTCGCGTTCGTCCCAAATCACGTTGCTGACTCGTTCTTTGCATCTGTTTATCCTACTATTACTTCTGGTAAAAACACCAAAGTAATTATTGTATCTACCCCACATGGTATGAATCACTTCTACCGCATGTGGCACGATGCGGAGAAAGGAAAGAATGAGTATGTTCCGACAGATGTTCATTGGTCAGAAGTTCCTGGAAGGGATTTGAAGTGGAAAGAAACAACTATTGCAAATACATCAGAACAGCAATTTAAAGTTGAGTTTGAATGTGAGTTCTTAGGATCAGTTGATACCCTGATTGCTCCAAGTAAACTAAGAACACTAATATACGATAACCCAATTCAAAAAAATGCTGGTTTAGATGTCTATGAGGCATCAAAAGAAAACCATGACTATGTGATGACAGTTGACGTTGCAAGAGGAGTTGGAGAAGACTACTCTGCATTTGTTGTTGTAGATATTACACAGTTCCCCCATAGAGTTGTTGCAAAATATCGGAACAATGATATCAAACCGATGTTGTTCCCCAATATCATATATGAGGTAGCAAAGAATTATAATAGTGCATTCATCTTATGTGAGGTAAATGATATTGGAGATCAGGTTGCAAGTATTCTTCAGTATGATCTGGAATATCAGAACTTATTGATGTGTTCTATGAGAGGCAGAGCAGGACAGATTGTTGGACAAGGATTCTCTGGCAAGAAGACTCAACTTGGCGTCAAGATGTCTAAGACTGTTAAGAAGGTTGGTTCACTCAACTTAAAAACTTTAATTGAAGAAGATAAACTGATTTTCAATGACTATGAGATTATCTCTGAACTGACAACCTTTATCTCAAAGCATAACTCATTTGAGGCAGAAGAAGGTTGTAATGATGACTTAGCAATGTGTCTTGTCATCTATGCTTGGTTGGTTCAGATGGACTACTTTAAAGAGTTAACTGACCAGGATGTTCGTAAGAGATTATATGAAGAGCAAAAAAATCAGATTGAACAAGACATGGCACCATTTGGTTTTATGGATGATGGATTGGATGATGCAAGTTTTACTGATGATCAAGGTGATAGATGGTTTAAGGCAGATGAGTATGGCGACAAGTCTTATATGTGGGAGTATTTTTCATAATGGACTTAGATGGTCAAATAAAACTTGGTCATCTTTTACTTCAAGATAGAAGATGTAGATCTTGTGGAGAAATAAAAAATTTAGTAGAGGATTTTTACAGAACTAGAAAAGATAGAGGTCCAGTAGCTTCATCTTATTCATATGAATGTAAGGAATGCACAATAAAGAGAATAATGAAAAATAAAAAATGCGATAATAGTTGGGATTATCCAGATTGGTAGTTCACGTCACGTTTCCCCTGTGAAAACATAGGTTTTAATAAATATTTTCAGATAAAACACGATTGACACGGAGAATCAAAACATGGCGACTCCTCAATTATCTCCTGGTGTATTAACTAGAGAGGTTGACTTAACTGTAGGAAGAGCTGATAATGTCTTAGATAATATTGGTGCTATTGCAGGTCCATTCCAAATCGGACCTGTTGAAGAGGCAGTTGACATTCAGACAGAACAGCAACTCATTAATTCCTTTGGTAGACCCATTGGAACCGATGCTCAGTATGAGTATTGGATGAGTGCATCTTCTTTCCTTTCTTACGGTGGCGTCCTCAAGGTAGCGAGAGTTGACGGAGCGTCACTCAATACTGCTAATGCAGCACCAGGATACGCTGCTACAACAAGTCTCAAAATCAAGAACTACGACGACTATAACAACAATCACTCAGGTGAAGCAGTCGAGTATGTTTATGGAGCGAAGACTCCTGGTTCTTGGTCAAACAACTTAAGAGTTTGTTTCATTGATGACCTTGCAGACCAAAGAATTGGAATTAACACAACCAATTTGAGTGCATTTGGAGCACAGGTTGGTTATGGTATTACTACCTCCCTTAGTAGCACTTTACCTGGTGCTGGAACAACATCAACCTTTAATGGATATCTTAAGGGTATCATCACTGGAGTTTCAACAGATACAACTAACGGAAACAGCACCATTGATGTAAAGGTTGTTTCTAGAGTTTCTTCTGCAGGAACTGTGACAAACATCGATTATGGTCAAGGTAGTGCTCTTAACTCATATGAGACTGCTGACACTGTTTTCTTTGTTAACAACTCAGGTATCAACACAGGTAACGTAACTTCGGTTGCTGGTGTAACCGCTGGCGAAGTTCTTGACTGGTATGACCAACAAACATTGGGTTTAACAAACTCCACTGTATATTGGAAGACTCTTGCACCAAAACCAAGAACCAATCAGTACTCTGCTGATAGAAGTGGCAGAAACGATTCA